GGCTTTGATCTTGTGCCCTTAAAAAAATTCAGCACAGTGATTGGTTGTAATGCACAGTTTCGTGATTATAATTTTGATTATTTTGTTTGTGCTGATCGTCACATGTGTCAAGAAGCTGCTAACACAGTGGGTAAAAATACTACCATATACACAAGACAGAAATGGCACTCAGAATTTGCCATGTGGCCAAATGTTAAACCACTGCCAAATTTACCCTATGAGGGAGATCGTAGACAGGATGAACCTTTCCATTGGGGCACAGGTCCATATGCTGGTGTGGTAGCTCTAACTTTTAAACCCAAAGCCATATTCATGATAGGATTTGATCTACATTCTATAGAAAAAGATACAGTAAACAATATCTACAAAGATACCAAAGGATATGAGTACATCAAACGTCCTGTGGATCCTTCTTACTGGATCTATCAGTTTGAGAAATTAATGGCACTGAATAACTGTCGTTGGATTGTGGTAAATCGAGAAGGATGGACCTTGCCCACAGAATGGAGTCAGCATAAGAATGTCTTTCAAGAGACTTATGAAGGCATGGCCAAGTACATCAACAAACAGTTGACAGAAAACAAATAACAGTTACAATTAGAATATGTTAAAAAAACATCAAGAAAGTATTAAATGTTTAATGGATTCCACAGAAGCATTATTAAATGCTATGGAGAAACACGGTATGGATCCAGAAGCTCTAAGCAAGACTCCAGAGTTTGTGGTATTGGTACATTTTTTAAAAGCCATAATTGATGGCAAAATGGAAATACCTAATCATCTCTCTGATAGAATAGCCGAGCTGGCTGATACATTAGAGATTGACAAAATCGCCGGCAGTACGTTACACTAACATAATTAAACACAGTGGACTTCAAGACATTCATTCCCACTTTAAATATTCTGCATGTCATAACAGGAGAAAACAAATGACATACTACTCAACAAAAACATACGATCACACAGAAGGTTTGAGTTGTGCATTTAGACAATGGAGAGCCAAAGACTCACACTGCAGATTAATACACGGTTACGCACTGGCATTTAAATTTGTATTTGGTGCTACCACGCTGGATGATAGAAATTGGGTGCAGGACTTTGGAGGATTGAAAGACATAAAGGCTTGGTTGAAACAACAATTTGATCACACGCTTTGCATCGCAGAAGATGATCCAGAATTACAAACACTCATGCTGTTGGATGGTCATATTGCGGACATTAGAATGTTGCCAGCAGTGGGCTGTGAGAAATTTGCTGAGCATGTGTTTAACCATGTAAGTAAGATCATAGAACAGAGCAGCGGCGGCCGAGTATGGGTAGATTCCGTTGAATGTCGTGAACATGGAGCAAACAGTGCAATCTATCAAAGAGATTGAAATAGTATTAAGGAATCCCGAAGATAAAACGGATACGTTATCTTATTTTATTGACATTGAAGCCACGGATTTCAATCTGCGTTGGATTGAATTACTCAAGCAGAATCTTAAAAATAATTTACATCTAGAAAAAAACTACTGCTGGTTGGGCTGGGCCGATTCTCCTCGAAATGCCGAATATCTATGCCAACAGATAAATCAAGCCATATTTCAAATCAATTGTTTTAATTCCACAAACTATTGGGGAGTGGCGGGCTTGCCTTCGTATCATATCAATGATTACTTCTCTCCAGCATTGGTGATACAAACAGGAGAAGTAGGAGTAGGAAAACCTGGTTTAAAATTAAATCATGACCCAATGAACCGACTGCATCGATATTTTGAAGATCTACAAGGAGAAACTTGGAATATCAGTCGCTATTATAAATTAGCAGACTATGGAACCAAATGGGCCATACGTCAATTAAACGATCTATGTCATGAATTAGAAAGTTGGGTATTATCTAATAGAAAAAAAGCACATGCACCAGAGTGGCAACGACCTAGTCAAATTACAACTTTTCTAAATGCACCTAGACAAAATCTACAGGATTCAGATTATGAGTTATTCTTAAAAAATAGATATGATAGAGAGCTGGGCGGGGTGTATCTACACTGGGCACAAATAGGTAAAACGCAATACGAAGTGTTTCGTGATGAACACGGCCAAGATATAGATGCTGCCACTTGTTCAGCAATTAATAGTTTAAAGTTTTACTCCGGAGAATTTGATGTAGAATGGGGTAGAGATGTGACAGAAAAAACATATCACTGGCACGCTAAAGAACAAAAAGAATTTCGAGAATGGCTCGTAAGAAATGGTTTTGATTGGAACAATCCTAAATTGAGCTTGGGTTATGTTAAAATAGGACAAGTTAATCTAGAGAAAAGTTTTGGAACAACAGATTTTTTTAAAATAATAGACTTAATTTCTAAACATCTAGATATCTTTAAAATTAAAATAGATAATATAGAATGTGATTTTGATTATGTATGGAGTGATGATAACTATAAACAAATGCAAATAGATTTCCTTCAACCTGGATATGATTGGAGCAAGAAAAATGCCTAATCACGTGATCTGTGTTAAATGGGGAAACAAATATCCTAGCCAATATGTAAATGTTCTTAAAAATATGTGTAAGAGACACATCACTGTGCCATTTGAGTTCCATTGCTTGACCGAAGACCCCAAAGGGTTAGATCTGGATATTCAAATAATAAAATTACCCACACATCCTGGCATTAAAACTTGGTGGAGCAAACTGTACATGTTTTCTCCAGAGCTGCCCATCCGAGGCACCATACTTTACTTTGATCTAGATGTAATTGTATTCCGCAACATTGATAGATTGTTCTCCCACAACACTGGAGAATTCCAAATCATACGAGACTTCAACAGATGCAGGGTCAAAGATTGGAAGCTCAGCAACTCCTCTGTGATGCGTTGGGAGACAGGCCGACTGGATTATCTTTGGACGGAATTTGCCAATAATCCTGCTCAAATAATGGGTCAAAATCATGGAGATCAAGACTGGATCACCAAAAGAGCAACACAGGATATAAAACACTGGCCTGATGAATGGATTCGTTCATACAAATGGGAGATGCAGGGTCGTAAAGAGACCAAGATCACACAAGGTAATAAAAAAGTATTTGAACAACCACCCACTATCGCTGATGATAACCTAGTGGCAGTTTTTCATGGAAAACCAGATCCTCATGAATGTGGAGATCCTTTCGTTGTTGACAATTGGCGATAATGTGTTACAATTAACACATGGTAAAACGCATAGGTTTCTGCTGTAAATGGCTCAATGACCAATCTGAATTTGGCGGTATGAAAGTCAATGCCAAGGACAGGGAACTCAATGGCAGGAGCACCACCATGCGATGGCTGAGAGAGCATCCTGGAGACGCGGAACAGCGACAGCACGACATCATGAATCACAACACAGCCGCCGCAGTGAGGATGATCGAGCGAGTGGGACAATTGCCACCGGAGCGCAGGATGGTGAGATTGGGCTCAGAGATGCTGCAGGGCTACACAGAGAAGAACTGGATAGACTGGTGGCAGAGGAGAGATATACAGGATCACTTGGCCAAGATCTTTGCACCCGTGGGTGAAGCCGCAAGGCGTCATGATGTCAAGATCAGCTTCCATCCCGGACAATTCTGCGTGCTGGCTTCGGAAACTCCGGACATAGTGGAACGCAGCATACTGGAATATGAATATCACGTGGACATGGCCAGATGGATGGGCTATGGCAAAACATGGCATGATGGCTGCAAGATCAACGTGCATATATCCGGTCGCCAAGGCCCGGAAGGAATCATAAAAGTATTGCCTAGATTAAGCCCCGAAGCTCGTAATCTAATCACCATAGAGAACTCAGAAATGGGTTGGGGGTTAGATGACTCTCTAAAATTGGAGAAACATGTGGCATTGGTATTAGACATACATCATCACTGGATCAGAGACGAGGAATACATTCGGCCCACAGACGACAGAGTTAAAAGAGTAATTGATTCATGGCGTGGTATACGTCCTACTCTACACTATTCCTACTGTCGTGACGAGGCGCTGTTGCCTGCTTACCGAGACACGCCAGAAAAGATGCACAGTGGCCTGCACAACATCAAGGACTTGTTGTTATTGGGCTGCAAGAAACAGAAACTTCGGGCACACAGCGACCTACTGCCCAATTATGCCAGCAACGCATGGGCACTGAGCTTTGGTGATCATTTTGACATCTGTGTAGAGGCCAAGGGAAAAAATCTGGCCGCGGAACAGCTCTATGAGCAATCGATAGCCTAGCAATATTTCAGTATTGACAATTGATATTTTTCTTAGTATAATTATACTTGATCAACTAGAATTCTTCTAGGCAGAGACACAACCAAATACGGATATGTTGTGTACATTTATTGGTCCTCCGCAAATTCACTTTTTGGATTTTTTTCGTAATAAAAAAATAAAATTTAAGAGGAGAATAACATGCACATGTACCAAAACCCCGACTACTACCACAACGAAGATAAAAAAATCAAACCCCAACTGATAGCCAGAGTGCCTTACAAGCTCTCTGCCAATGGATTGGCACCAATGGATCTCTTTATAGAGCTGAGTCCGGGACTGATGTTTTTGAAGCAGCAAGACGCTCTGTTGATATGCGTGGGCAACAACAACACACAATTCTATACAGATTGCGAGAGAGCATACACCACATTTAAGAATACCTTTTCTGACAATGTGGCCATATGCAATCTTGTGCTGTTCTCAGAGGAATTCAATAAAAGAGCACAGCAAACAACAAAAGAGACTTTCCAGGTGGTGCAAGGCACAGGATCAAAGGATGGCAGCAAATTAAGAAGATTGTTGAATAATCTGCACGAGGGTGAAGATCCCGGATCAGCAGACATATTACAATTCAATTGGCGTGATAGGAATCCTAAAGATGAGTAGGAGTTTTAGGCAGAGGCGCAAGGCCAGGAAATACTGGAGCAGACGACAGAAGGTGTGGAATATACTCAGTGGCAAAAATTCCGATGCCAGTGAGTGTAGAATTATATCTTTCCCAACACAAACAAAGGAGAAAAAAGATGAAAAAGAAGAACAAACAAAATTCTATTCCATTAACTCTCAAAGAGTGTGAAGAGAAATACGGTCCCAAGCCCGAGCAGTACGACGAGTACTATTATCACTTCCAAAATATGGTAGCAGCTATGGAAGAGGATCTAGGACAGGATGAAACAGATGAAATCATCTGCATGAGCATCAATAACATGCGTAGAACAGTTATGATACGAGAGTATCCAACCCAACACTAAGGAGTATTACATATGTGGACACTGAAAAATAATAAGGCAGTTAAACAAAGATTAAAAAAATTAAAATTAACGGAAAGTGTGGCACTGACCGATGAAAATAGAAATATGATAGGATATAACTATTTAGAATTTTATCAGAAAACACAATCTTGAAGTACAAAATGAGGAGTATATACATATGATAAAAAGAGATAAAAATAAGTCCAGCTGGCAACGATAAATATTGCTATGTCAATCATGCGACAATACATAGATATATTTGAAACAAAAAAACGTCCCAGCAAATTGGTGTTGGAGAAACTGCCCTATAAAACCGCTGACCTTGCTCCTGTGTTAAGCAAAGACAATGTGGAATATCATTACAATATATTATCCAATGGCTATGTCACTCGCTACAACAACGGCGAGGGAGATCCTGATTTCAATTACGGTGGAGCCATGCTGCACAACATCTGGTGGCAACAACTGCAGGCGCCTAAGAGTGGCAACGCACCAACAGGAGCCATCAAGGAATTTATAGAAGAAAAATTTAAGTCAAAAGATGGCTTGCTGGAAGCCATGATCAAGAAGGCCATGACCCTGCAGGGATCTGGCTGGATGTATCTGGCCAAAAATGGCGAGCTTAAGAACACTCCCAATCAATCCTATAAAACAGACATTCTCATGCCCATAGACATGTGGGAGCATAGTTTCATGGACTATGTGCCTGCCAAAGATGCCAAGAAAAAGTATATTACCGCGGTAATGCGTATTATCAATTGGTCTGTGATCAACGACAGGTTGAATACCAACAGTTAATCCTTTATAATTAAATATATGCTGAAGAAAAAACGACGCAAGAAATCTGGTTATCTACAGAAGTTCCGCCACGACATAGATCTCAATTCCTTTGGAGTGGATGGAGATCTCATAGCATGGTGCAAGAGGCACAGCGTGGGCTCATGGGGTTGGTGGTTTTGGACACACCCAGACTGGGAGAATCATGATTATGATACCTATGATGAACGAGCTTATGGCCGGAATAGAGCATACATGAGTTTTCAACTCAAACAAGATGCCCTGCGTTTTTGGTTCTGGTGGCAGAGGATGGGAGATCATGCGAATAAAAGATAAGATTCAACAATGGAGTGAAACACTGGCTGGGTTATCGGGCATGGATCGACTGGAATATCTCATAGAACTAGGGCGACGATTGACCTCTCTGGAACCCAATTTAAAAATAGATGCTTTTAAAATACACGGTTGTGCCAGCAACCTATGGCTGGTACCTCGGTTTGAGAAAGATGTGCTGACGTTGAGTGCTGATGCAGATGCTTTTATAACCAAAGGCACTGCTTATATTGTGTTGGATATATTGAGTGGACAAAAATATAAGACTTTAAAAAAAGTACGTCGTGAAGATTTTGCTCCACTGGGATTGATAGAAATATTAACTGTGCAACGACAGAATGGATTGGGCAATCTAATCACAACTGTTCAACGTTATGCAGCCACAAGATAATTAATAGTATGGAATTATTTGAATTAACAGAATCAGCTCGAAAACAGATCAGTAATTTACTGTCTCGCAACCCTGGCAAATATGCAGTGAGTCTGGCAGTGCTGGGTGGAGGCTGTGCAGGATTCAAATACGATTGGGGATTTGCGGATTCTGCAGAAGAAATTAACAAAGAAGATGTGCTGATAGAGTGGGCGGATGGCAGATTTGTGGTGGACGCAATCAGCGTCATGTATGTGGCCGGCACTAGAATTGATTGGAAAGAAGAAGTGTTCGGAGCACAGTTTGAAATTAGCAATCCTAATGCCACGGGCGGTTGCGGTTGTGGAGAAAGTTTTGCTGTTTAACTGCTGCCTATAAGTTTATCGCTGCTGGCGTCAGTGCTGTATATCTTACGCATTTTAACACCCACTTTTTGTGCAAATCTTTTAGAATCACAGAAACTGCACACATGTTTATAATCATTAGTAGCTCTATACTGATCCACTTGGCTCTTGGGACGAAAAAAAGTGATGCCGCAGCAGTCACAGCGAAATACATATAGAGTATTTTTGCGTTTGAAGGTATGATACACACCCAGTTTGCTCTGGCGCTCGTACAGTCGGAGTGTTTTCAGTGTTTCTATGAACATGATATCCTCAGAAATATTTAATAAATACATGCGAATCATTATATGAGCAGACTTACAATTGACACAGGAACAGCAGGTAATCCAGCCACAGGCGACAGCCTAAGAACAGCATTTGGCAAAGTTAATACCAATTTTGCCGAATTATATTCAGGTTCTATTACCACAGAAACAACCAATGCCAATTTAACATTATCTGCCAACGGCACAGGACAGATAGTGATTAACAGTGATAGAGTGGTTGTTAATACCAGCAAAACTCCCACAGCGATAGGAGCCTCAGGAGATGTGGCAGGATCTATCAGTTGGAATGGTACCAATCTATATGTATGCACAGCCAATTACGATGGTTCAACAATCATATGGAAAAAATTAATATTACAGGCGATATAAAATGACACAACAGAATATCAACATAGGATCTAATGCAAACGATGGCACAGGTGATGATCTTCGCACAGCGATGCAAAAGATTAACACCAACTTTACAGAGTTGTATGCTCCTACTTCTTTAATTGTGGACAATGACAGCATAACCATAGCAAGAAGATGGAATGATGATTCTACTAGGACGTCTAGTGTGGGCAAATCTGGTGACACAGTGGGCATGATAGCATGGGAAGATGATCATGTGTATGTTTGCACACGCAACTATGATGGCAGCACAGTGATATGGAAACGTGCTGCATTAAGCACATTCTAAAGTCACATCAGGTTTATAAAATCTTTGGTAAATAATCAGTATGGCAAAGCAAACAATTAACATAGGATCTAATGCCAATGATGGCACAGGTGATCCGTTACGCACAGCGTTTAATAAAATCAACGACAATTTTACAGAATTATACGGATCAGACAATAATCTAAATACACTGGATGCCAATCTGGATGTGAACAATTACATCATCACCACAGGTGTTACCAACGGCAATATCACAATCACACCAAACGGCACAGGATCTCTAACACTGGGTGCATTGACAGTGTCAGGCACAGAAATTAGTTCTGCTGACAGCACACAGATCACTCTAAAAGAAAATCTATCAGTGACAGGCACTTTAAATGCAGCAGGTGCTGCTACTCTAGGCACATCACTGACACTAGCTGCAGGAGCAACCATCACAGAATTTGCAACCAGCACATCACTGGGTACCAGCAATACCAAAGTGCCCACACAGAATGCAGTAAAGGTCTATGTGGACGCACAGATGTCTGCCACAGCAATCACTTTCGTGGGGGATGACTCTACAGGAACAGCAGTTAATTCAGGAGAAACTTTTAAAATTGT